TGTCTTCTGCAGGGGAGAGTGACTTCTGGACTGCCTCCAGGTCTTCTATCATACCAACAGGCACGAACCCACCACCAAATGCTTGAGTCTTGCCAGGTTTGTGATCCATACCCTGCACCTCTGCAAGGTTAGACCTCCAATACTTCTGCATTTTCTTCATCATCTTCTTACGACCCTTGGGATCGTCTTTGTATTTCTCAATGATCCTCCTGAGTGCTTTCAACTCACGGGAGGTTTTCTCCATGGACCTCTCTGCGTGTCCAGTATTACCAAATCCTGCCATAATTACGATGTTTGTGTGATGATTAGTTTGAATTTAACACGGTGTTTGTCTCTGTCAGAGCTAGTATACCACACAGGTGAGTTTTTGTTGTGTGATTCTTGATAGAATGCTTCCTTCGCACTCCTCCTCATACTATCTCTTTCATAGAATGCAGCAAGGTTACGTGGTAACGTAAAGTTGCCCTTCATGTCTGGGTAGTAAGGTGATGTGTTTGGATCTTCCATTGCATTATAGGCAGCATCAGCAGATTGTCCACCACCGCTAGTAGTTAGGTCTGCAATTACCATTGTAGCATTAACGTCAAATCCATTCGCTGCATTGTCATCCCATTGAATCGTCTGACCACTGTCTCTGATTCGGAAACCAGCATCTCCACTTTGCTCACCACCTAACCAAGTAAATCCTTGCTCATCATCGTCTGCATCAACTTGGAAGAGTGAAGTGAAACCACGATCAGGTAGACCATGTTCGCTATCTGGATCAGGGAAATATCCGACCGCTTGTTGGTGAAGCTCTGGATCAGTAAGGTATTCTGGATGATCATCCCAACCTTGTACAATTACATCCTTTGCAAAGTTTGAAAGTGATGTAATGTCACCAGCGTTAAATGCCTCTCTAGCATTTGCATATTGACCAGCCTGACCATTGATAGTCCAAAGATATTTGTTGCCACCAGTAACAGAGAAGGATCGAGTCTGGTTGCCAGTCTCGCTGTTACCCTGATCAAATGTCTGACCTTCAATAACCAGTTTACCAACTGCTTGACCAGATGTGCTGGGTTGATCATCCCAATCAAAGTCAAGTGTAATGGTGCCACTACCAGCACCCTCAACCTGAATACCTGTGCCATTAGGCAAGAAGTATGCAGACAGGGTGCCCGTCGCTCCCTGGTCGTATCTCCTAGGTGGCCACGTAAGATCATACTCCTGCCCCTGAGAGTATCCTATACCCGTCTGTAGCACCTCCATAAGGGTGATGGCACACATCCACCTCTCAGGGTTGGCAACACCGCCCTCTGGTTTGCCCTGCTCGTTAGGGATTCCCTTAGTGGAGTAGAAGGTGAATCCAATCCTAACCTTTGCATACAATGAAGCTGCTACGCTCACATTCTCAATAGCATCATTCTCAAACTCATTACCATCTAGGTAGTAGTCCTGAGTGAAAGTATTTGCACTAAAGAAGTTTGTGCCACCATCGAATACTGATGCTGCTGTTGACTGACAGTCAGCAACTACATACCAGGGTTTCTCTTGTCTAGCAAAGCAGACAGGAGACTTGTTGAGGAATGTGTTACGTTGAGGGATTGTTCCATCACCCTGATCGAATCGTGTGACTAGATGTCTTCTTACAAAATCACCATAGTCACCACCCAACACCTGCACACGATACCCTTGCCAGTTTCCTCTTTCATATTCAGATGCTGAGTCCTCAGGATATCCTGTGTCGCAATACCCTCCCGTGACATTAGGAATCAGAGGGTTGAAAGTATCTCTAGCCATGCCACCTAGAATTGCAGGGTTGTTCTGTAGCAGACCATGCATCGATGTGATGGTGGAGTTTTCATATACCTTGGTAGATGCCTGCTTAGGACCAGCAGATTTCTTGTTAGGTTTGGCACGATCATGCCAAGTGTCACCAATCATACTACCTGCTCTCGTCTTGCCATCTGCCTTGGCATTGATCTGAGATCCATATGATGGATAGAATTGGAAGTTTATTCCAACCACAGCACCAGCAGATTGAATACTAAGTAACTGTGTGTTTGCCATCATCATAGGACTGAGTGGGTTATCACCAGACACTGTTGTCAACTGGAGACCCCACTGCATCTCAAACTTACCTGTGTCTACATTCCATAGAGCACAGTATGGTGTGATCGTTCCTGTAGGTGGACCAGTGATAATTGACTGCAGTTTGAAGTTAAGTTTGTCTCCAGGCGAGAGGGAAATGGTGCCATCATAGAGGTCTTGCCCAATAGTCGGCCAGTCCCCAGCGTCATACCTCTGCGAAAAGATCTCCGATCCATTCTTTTTCATCCTCATTTTGAATCTGATGCAGTCACCTGTGCTACCACCAGTGATACCACCGAAGGACTTCAACTTAAAGTTACCACCTGTGATCGTAGTAATAGTTTGGTTACGACCTTGTGAGATTGAGTAGTCCCCGTCACACTTACCACACTCATGGTTTTCATCCCACTCACCAAATGTGATAGGTGAATCGTTACCACACCCCTGACGTTGGAGGATAACATCCTTAAAGTTTTTCTTAAATGACTGAGGATCACATGGGTTAGACAGATCAATCTTCAGCATCACAGGCTCAGGTCTGTTGTCTGCAAACACATAGCACTGAATACCCTCGTAAATGTAACCAGGATAAGCAGTAAACTCTACAGTATGCCAAAGGATCAGGTCATCATAGTCATCGTCACCATCAATAAGGTCTTCCCACATCTGTTTGTTGGGACCCTTCCACTTGGTGTAGTCCTTCTTGTCCTCAGGATTCCACTCCTTATCTGAGAAGAGGATGTAATCATTCTCCTTGGTATCAATACCACTACCACGGAATCCAGAACCATGACCGTTGGAGTGTGAGTTGATATTAAATGTCTGGTTGGTGCTCAGACTGTTTTGACCAGCACCATCAGACAGCAGGAAGAATCCCATGGTGCCACCTTTATATGCCTGCAACTCAGACACACTGATTGTGACGACGTTGGTCTCGTTACCACCACCCTCTTCAGCATTCTTAGCACTAGGCACAACGATCTTGCCCCACTGAGGACCACTGCTATTTGCTAGGTAGTAACCAAATGCATTGTCGTATCCTGCCTTACCCTTCTCCACATCCAGACGGACGGTAAGATCAGTAGTAACCTTCTGAGGGATACGGTATGCAAACCTGCTCCGTGAGACCCTCTGAGGGATGGTGTTGTTCTGTGGGTCAATTGTATACCTATGGTCACCTGTGGAGGGATTGTAGAAGCGATGAAGTCCCCACAGTTTTTCCTTATCAGCAATGAATTCAATGCCATCGGGTTTCTTCTGGAAGACATACCCCAGGATACTATGGAAGACCATGCCAGCACCATTCATGGTGTCTCTCTCACCAGCACCCTGAGTATCAGGAGCACCAGGGTTAGTGGTCAGGAAATAATCATGAGGATTGCTACCTTTGTACTTAAACAGAGGCACACTTCTATCTCTTGTCTCAGATCCAAGGATAGATGCAGTGATATTCATCACCCTCTGACCGTCATTACCATTCTGCTGAGGCATGAATGTAAATGGAATCTCCACACCAGACTCAGGAAGTTTACCAGTCCAAGAGGTTACTCTCCACTCACTATCAATATCATCTGCCTTACCATCACTGCCTACATTATATACAGGTCTGACTTCAAAGTTAATCACAGCACCACCATATCTGATAGTGTGCTGTGCGATATCTCCTCTTCTTCCATTGCCACTACTTAAACCTAGGTTTTTCTTAGGCCAGAAGTCAGCACCACCCTCATTATAAACCCAGGTGCCATTACCTACACCTTCATTGTTAGTAGTTTTGATCGGTGGATTCTTTTCTGATGTTGTGAATCCTGAATTGCTACCAGTGATTAGCTCTACGTTTTGTCCACTACCACCTGCTGATCCAGGCACCTTATCCTTTAGGCACCACCATGCAGCATCACCATCAGTCAGAGAGTATCCAGAAGGACCAGCAATCTCATTGTGATAGTTGTACTCATTACCATTCTCGGATTCATAGACAGGGACTCTCTCAGGGAAGCAGTTCTTGATACAAACTTCCGTCTTGTTAGCAGACCATCCACGAGGGTGGAATCCTTCACAGTCTGCCTTGGCAGGTGTCCAACCACCACCTAAGTATGGTTTGAATGTACATTCTAAAGTTTTTCTAACACATCGTGCCCAATCGTCATCCTCTGGTTTAGAGAAAGGACAATACAATATCTCTTCAGGGTCACTTCCAATTACTTTCCAGTATCCATTACCTATATCTTTTACTTTGCCACGAATTCTTAACTCACTGACACGCTTACAGTCATCAGGGGGACCACCGCCAGTGCTACCACCAGTGCCTATCCATGGACCATCAGGCTCGGGACCAGTTGGCCAGTGGATGGTGATGGGATTGCCGCATTTCAGACCAGGAATTTCTATACCTAATTCATCTACAACGAAACAAATAATAGGATCGATGTTAACAATCGTAGGGAGATCAGGTAAATCGTCAGGTGGACGGGGTGGTAGTAGTGGCGGAAGGGCAGGGTAACATCTCCCAACCAGATCTTGAATCACCTCATTAGGTGTTGGCGGGGGAGTAAATTCAGGAGCATCAGGACGCTCAGGGATATTGAGCGAGTCCAGTGGGTTGGGACTGTTTGGTGGTGCAGTAGGACCATAACATCTACCCACCAGATTCTGAATCACTTCAGAAGGTGTTAGTGTTGGTGGTATACCCTCGGAGGTTCCACCTGCGGGTCTAAATTCACTAGCAGGATTCTCACCATCCAATGCGTTGGGGGTCAGACCAATCGGACCCGTGACATTGTAACAGCGAGCAACTAGATTACGAATATGCTCGGACATTAAAAAAGAGGAGCGGGTGCTGCTCCTCTATTTAGTGTGATGTGTTTGATGGATTTTGCCATCCACATCAGCGGCGACGATACTTTATTTATCGTTGTATAGATTCTCCAGTTTTTCTCTGGATAGATCTACATACAATACCTCTTCACCTATCTGAGGTGCCTCGGGATGTTTCCGAGATCTAGCACCCCAGTAAATAGATTTAAGGTTGTAATACATAAGAGCAAAGGCACCGCCAGCAATGAGAGCGAAGCATGTGAAGTAAAGAAAGACTTCAAAACTATTCATCATGCCTCCTGAAGAGATTGAACTGTGTTGTGTAACTCACCAACATCACGAAGACCCTCGGCACTAAACCAAGGAGCATTAGCCCAACTGAATCCTTCACCAAAGGTGTTATCAGGTGCAGTGATATACCAATGACATGATGTGTCAGGCACATCTACTGCACACTTAGACCAATCGTCACTCCACTGTGGGACTTGCACCCACATTAGAGCAGCAAACATAATACTGAAGAGTGATTTAATCACAGTGCATTACCTCTTGGTAGTACTTCCTCAGGGAAGATGAAGTTTTCATGTGGTTGGTCAGCAGGTGCCATCCAAGCACGGAGTCCTTCATTCAGGAGGATATTCTTGGTGTAGAAGGTCTCGAATTCAGGATCCTCCGCTGCACGAATCTCCTGAGATACGAAGTCGTAAGCACGAAGATTAAGAGCGAGTCCAACAATACCGATAGAAGAAGTCCAGAGACCCATGACGGGCACGAATAGCATAAAGAAATGCAACCAACGCTTGTTACTAAAAGCAATACCGAAGATCTGTGACCAGAAACGGTTCGCAGTAACCATCGAGTAAGTTTCCTCCTCTTGCGTAGGCTCAAAAGCCTTGAAAGTATTCGCTTGCTCACCATCTTCAAACAGCGTGTTTTCTACAGTAGCACCATGGATTGCACATAGCAATGCTCCACCCAGTATACCAGCAACACCCATCATATGGAAGGGGTTGAGGGTCCAGTTGTGGAAACCCTGCAGGAAGAGTAGGAATCTAAAGATTGCTGCTACCCCGAAACTAGGTGCAAAGAACCATGAAGACTGACCCAGTGGATACAGAAGGAATACGCTGACAAAGACAGCAATAGGACCAGAGAACGCAATAGCATTGTAGGGACGGATACCAACTAGACGAGCGATCTCAAACTGTCTAAGCATGAAACCAATGAGAGCGAAGGCACCGTGGAGAGCCACGAAAGCCCAGAGTCCCCCAAGTTGGCACCAGCGGACGAAATCCCCCTGAGCTTCAGGACCCCAAAGTAGAAGAAGAGAATGACCCATAGCGTCAGCAGGCGTTGAGACAGCTGACGTAAGAAAATTAGCACCCTCAAGATAGGAAGTAGCAAGTCCGTGGGTGTACCAACTCGTGACAAAAGTTGTGCCAGTAAGCCAACCACCAATGGCAAGATAAGCAGTGGGAAGAAGAAGTATTCCAGACCAACCCACAAAGACAAAGCGATCCCGTTTAAGCCAGTCATCAAGGATATCAAACCAACCCCTCCGTTGTTGTTGTAGTGTAGCAGTCGTCATTTGTATTTACCTTAGTTGTTTAGTTCCAAATAGAATTTTGTTTGATCACTAGGTGCATTCTCGTAGAATGAGATGTCACCATACATTTTATGATCTTTGTATCCAACCATGCGACCTTTTGTATTTTGGATAGCACCCATCATAGCAATGATAAGGAAGATAGCAGGAGGACCAATGATTAAAGCACCACCGATCACATAGTAAGTGAGCAATTCGATTAGATCAGTAGACATAAAACTTTACAGTAATGAAGAAAAGAAAAGGGGTCCGTAGACCCCTTTATTATACCACAAGTTGAGTGATCAACCGATGCTAGGTGCGGTAAGTGCCACAGGTGTGGACTCGGCAGCAGCCAGATCGAGTGGGAAGTTGTGAGCGTTACGCTCGTGCATGACTTCCATACCAAGACCAGCGCGGTTAAGCACGTCTGCCCAGGTAGGGAGGACACGACCATTGTTGTCCAAGATGGACTGGTTGAAGTTGAAACCGTTGAGGTTGAATGCCATGGTGCTTACGCCCAGTGCAGTAAACCAGATTCCGACAACAGGCCATGCGGCAAGGAAGAAGTGAAGACTTCTGCTGTTGTTGAAGGAAGCGTATTGGAAGATCAAACGACCAAAGTAACCATGAGCGGCGACGATGTTGTAAGTCTCTTCCTCTTGTCCAAACTTGTAACCATAGTTTTGTGACTCAGATTCAGTCGTCTCACGGACGAGTGAAGAAGTAACAAGACTACCATGCATTGCCGAGAAGAGTGATCCACCGAAGACACCTGCTACTCCCAACATGTGGAAGGGGTGCATAAGGATGTTGTGCTCTGCTTGGAAGACAAGCATGTAGTTGAATGTGCCAGAGATACCAAGAGGCATTGCGTCAGAGAAAGAACCTTGACCGAAAGGATAGACCAGGAAGACTGCGGATGCTGCTGCAACAGGTGCAGAGTATGCAACACAGATCCAAGGACGCATCCCAAGACGGTAAGACAATTCCCATTCACGTCCCATATAGGCAAAGATGCCGATCAGGAAGTGGAAGATTACCAATTGGAAAGGACCGCCGTTATACAACCACTCGTCGAGTGATGCGGCTTCCCAGATGGGGTAGAAGTGAAGACCAATTGCGTTGGAGGATGGGACAACAGCACCAGAAATGATGTTGTTACCATACATGAGTGAACCTGCTACGGGCTCACGGATACCGTCGATATCGACGGGTGGTGCCGCTACGAAAGCGATCACGAAGCAGATGGTTGCCGCCAACAGAGTTGGGATCATCAGCACTCCAAACCATCCGACATAGAGTCGGTTGTTTGTGGAAGTTACCCACTCGCAGAACGAATCCCACGCGGAGGTTGTTTGTTGTTGCCTTGAAAGAGTTGACATTGAAATTAGGGTAGGTATGAGTGCAGGGAAACACTAATATAATATGCCTGTTGCACCCTCAGCAGCAGGTATGAAAGACTGTTATTTAATGACGCTGTTTAGTCTTGGTAAGGCGTCAAGTGTGTCGTTGTGTAACGACCGTCCATACTATATATGGTTTTCAACACCTTGTCAAGTGTAATCGAAGGTGGACTCCAAGAAAACCGACATAGGAGGACATGTCTTGGCATATTGTAGCACAAGTTGGTGCTCATATGCCCAGTCATCGACTTTGCGACGAGTAACAAGCTCTGGATACTTGAAGTATTCAGTGAGTCGCTTGTTGACTGTAGTATAACCTGATCCTGCAAGGATGTGAAGGACCTGTGTGCCACCATGGGAAATGGCTTCGTTGCCATTCATAATATACTGAATGGCTTCATGGGTTCCTGTGAGATCATACTCTATCTCATCGCTGACATGACTCCAGAAAGGTGTGTCACGACGGCGACTGTAATAGTAGTGTGCCTCTACAAACTCACGCCATCCGTCCATATGCTCAGTGAGGTTATGGTTGAAGCGATCACGCTGGAATTGTCCAGGCAGAGGTGCCTCCTGTAGGAGGTCCATGAGAGCAAGGATGCCATGGTGTGTGTTGAAGAGACTTGTAGATTCTAACGGCTCAATGAATCCAAACGAGAGTCCGATGGACACACAGTTACCTGTCCATGCTCTCTCATGCCTGCCGTTTTCAAACTTGATCAGACGTGCATCATCGTATCCGAATTCTTTACGGGCATCCTCTTCGCTCTGAAACTTTGAGCAGAATACATATCCCCTGCTGAGGAAGTCATAGGTAGGGATGGTCCACTGCCAACCAGCAGTCATTGCTTTAGCGTTGGTGTAGGGGACCATCTCGGTCTCACGATCAGTGTAGTCAGTCTTAACTACGAGTGCGCTGTCAGTTACAATTGAATCGTAGGGTTTCCACTTGCTAAGCGCCCCCCCGACAACTGCTTGCTGCCCACTACAGTCGATAAAGAGATCACCAAAAATCTTTTCTCCCCCGAGTTTGTATGGTCCACCTGTGACCACGACGTGCTCGATGTTCCTTCCTTTAGTAGCAACAGACTTAACTGTGCTATTAACCACCTTAAGATCTTTGCAGAAGGTGTCTCTGAGAAAGTTGGAGAAGGCTGCTCCGTTAATATGGAATGATCTGTCTTTAGCGAGGTCATATGGTCCTAGGATATTTTTATTCAGTGGTAGTCGCCCTGCCTCTGCCACCGCCGTGAATGGCATGAATACTTGGGAGAAGGGTGGTAGATTCTCTGGATGAAATGCTTTGGCGAGCATCCACTCTTGAAATTTTATATGTTTTGCGACTGACTGTCCATTGGGATAGTGAAATACTTCACCCTCCTTCACGAAACCATCAAACCTTGAAGAGGATTTGAATGTTGCTCGTGCTGCAGGGAGGAATACTTCATCAGTGATCCCCATGTAATCAAGATACTGATTGATGTGTGGCGTAGTGCTTTCACCTACACCGATGGCATCACCACCATTGATCATAGTGATGTCCCAGTTAGGGAAAGTTTTACAAAAAGCGGCGGCAGTCATCCAACCAGATGTACCACCACCGACAATCACAATACGCATGTTACTTTTTTTTCAGTGTCTTTTTAATCATCTTAGCATACAAAACTTCCTCTGGTGTATACCAATTGGGATGTTTCTTTGCTCCTTTAAGTAGTTTCTTTACTGCTTTCTTTGTTGAGAGTTGTTTCTTTTCTTCCATTAATGGATTGATATTTAGAAAATTCTTTGAAGAGATTCTCACCAACGAAAGCATAGAGGTCTCCGCCATGGGTAGACAATGCTTCTTCTAATCCTTGCTGGGTGGATGGGACATTAAGCAACCCATTCGACACATAGTAGTGACAGAACTCATACACTTCTCTATTTATGGGGATTTGCTTATGAATAAATGCAGTCAGACAAATCTGTCTCTCTGCCATCTTGCCGTCGTCATAGCGCCAGTCTTCAATCATTGAGCAATCATCCTGAATTCTTTTTTAGTTTGGAATGCCTTCTGCCCTGCTTCACACAGGTGCAGAAGAAATTGAGCCTTGTGTAGGGATAGGTTGGAGTAGTTTTTTAACTTAACCCAGTTACCATCCCAGTAAAACTCTAAGCAATACATGACTCATGCATCCAACCTGAGTTTATTTAGATAATCCCAAGCATATACTTCACGGTTACCTTTGATGCCCCATCCCAACCAACGATAAGAAGGTTGCATATAGTATGCAATACTCATTCCATTCGATTGGAAGTATGGAAGTTGACGCTGAAATATATTCTCGTTAACCATGTAACGAAGTTGGCAGTCGAATGTGGAGGGATCACACTCAAACTTATTGGCAAATTTGCCGAGGTTGACGTAGCGGTTTACGCTGGTCCACTGAATGATGCCATAACCACCCCGATGACAATCGTGGTAAGAAACTCTAGCACCTCCCTCGCATATATTGGCAGTGAAATTAGACTCCTGTCTAATGTTGCCAAGAATTGTAGCAATAGCATTTTTGTCTTTGATATTTACTGATGGTGTTTGTAAATACGCTACGACTTTTGTCTCTTCAGGGGAGCAATCTTCACACTCCCATTTAGTCTCTAAGATCTTTGTAGGTCTCAGTCCTGCTGCTTCAACTTTGTGAGGAGCAGAAGAAGTACATGCCATAAGCAGTGGCAGCATTGCTGTTACCATTACAAGTGGTCTCATGTCTAGTCTATCCATAATAGAAAAGGGTGCCAGAGGCACCCGAGTATCATAGCGTATTTAGCGTGGTTGTCAAGAGGTTGGAGCATAAGAAGGAATCATCATTCCCCCATCACTTCCGTCGTCATCCTCATCAGTGTCTGCTAGTAGTAGCAAGATAATGAAAGGAGTAAAACAGAAGACGATCGTCTGAAATACCTCTAGACTCATTACCAAATACCTGGGATGATCTGTCCTGTGACAGCGTAGGTGCCCATTGCGGCAACGATTCCGATCATTGCCATCCAACCATTAAAACGTTCTGCTTGAGGAGTCATTTCACCACACTCCGAAGAAGAGTTTGCCAGTGAAGGCATAGGACAGGAAGGCAGAGACGATGCCAAGCATTGCTAGGCGTCCGTTGAGTTTCTCTGCGGACTCATTGTGAGTCTCGTATACTTCTGATTGCATTGCTTTCTCCACTTTAGGGTCGATGTACATTTGGGGCTCGGTGGCATACATGTTGGTGCGACCACCGTCTTCGATTGTAACAGTCATTTGTTAAGGTATGTTACTTCTTGTAACTATATATAACTTTACAATATTTGTCAAGCCCCCTTAAGAAAATGTGATGACATCCTGTCCACCGATCACCCCACCGAGGTCTACTGGTTGTGCTGCAAAGGTGTCCCCACTGAAGGAGATCGTGTCACTGCTCTCAATGTTCTGGAAGTCATAGTTATCGTTGAGATAGATCGGACTGCTAGGGAATTCGATCTGTGGCACGTCCTCAGCACACTGCTCAGTGATGGTCTGTAGACCATTGTAGTGACGCCACAGCTCACTCAGGTGACTGCGATTGAAGTTAGGGTCATCGATCGCACTGTGCAGTGCTTTCTTGAGTGCCTCTGTTGCTGCTGTCAATTCTGCTTTCATAATTCCAGTGACGGATAACTCCGCTGACGATAAAACAATTGGTGACAAGATAGGATACAAAAATGCAGGTACGAATACCTGCAATGTAATTATCATAGGGTCCTGTCTTGTCATCAGAGAATGACCCTAGGGAATACTTCCAGACGTTAAGAAGACGCTTTAACACTGTCTCGTGTATAGCAAGGGACACCAGCAGGGTCTAACCATTTGGCATACTCAAAGTCTTCAATAGCAAGAAGCATCTGATCACCATTATCAAAGAGATAGATGTCAGAATACTTCTTTGTATACTCGTTTGCTTTTTGCAAACGAAAATCAGGTTTGCCATTCAATTGAATGTGACCCTTCTGCACATAGCGATAGGGAAACCTCTCGTGAATCACAGTAGTCTTGGTCGTTGCGACTGACTGCGGATCAAGATCATTCATGGTCGTCTGAGTGTCTTCAAATATGATAGCACATCCTCACGGATCCACAACAGTTCGTGGTAACATTTCTGGGAATGAGCACATGCTCTCAGTTTGGGATCAGGTTCTAGCACACTCTCTATGAAAATGTCAAGTCCCCTATTCCATTTGTCGTCCTGTGTCTCCATGTAACTCCTTAGATAAAATTAAACCAACCTGTAATAATCATCTTCTCACTATCGTTAGAGACTCTACCACGATGGTGGAATGTCCAATCTGCTGGCCAGATCACAGTGTATCCACGCTGCGCTGGGACATACTTCTGCTGATAATACCATTCGGTACCACCATCAGGGACATCATTGAGGTAAGTCATGAAGACTAGGTGTCGATAGACGGATCCAGGCAGGGCATTAGACCTTTCGGTATGCCACTGCTTGAATCCACCACCTTTAGGATACCACTGCATAGACAGTGGCTCCTTTACTTGGAATCGTGAGGTCTCACAGAAAGGAAACCTCTCCAAGTATTGATTGAGCACGTCTTGAAGTGCGTGCATATAGTTTTGCACCTGAGGACAGGACAGTTGATAAGGGACATGTAGATCGAGAGAGTCTTTATACTCCTTATCCACCGTCACATCTCCTTGTCTAAGGACCTGACCCTCATGAAAATTCAAGACGTTTTGATTATGCCAGAAATCTTCAAGTCCCGTCACAACGGATTCATCAATAAAATTACCCCAGATGAAGTCATTACACTCATCATTAAGTGGGGTGCAGACGTTACCTTTATAAATTGTGATTTCTTCTTTAAGCATAAGTATCCCGACCAGGGTAAAGTTTAGGTCATTTCCAGGACGCCATCGGCAATCATGTTATCAATGAGAATCGTATAGTCCTCCTCAACATCCAGTCCCCAAAAGTGGACGTGACGTGCGCTCTTGTCACTGTAAAAGCGACAGAGTGCTGAGAAGAGGGGAGGATACTCTGTGTCAAGGGCAATGTTACCATTGACAGTCTCCTTCAGAATTTGCATAGAATCTGCAAAGCGATCTCTAACAGTCATGACTGACTCCTATTCGGTTTTCCAACATGCACCCTAGGGTGCAACGATCCAGGATGGATTCGAACCATCGACCGACTGCTTAGAAGGCAGTTGCTCTATTCCACTGAGCTACTGGACCTTAAGCATTTACACGAACGATTGGGTCACCCTCCCACATAGTCCTCTTAACCTTGTCAACTTTGCCTCGTAGGTTAAACGAAACGATGGTGCGTGGTCTGTCTGACTCATTGGGTAGTGCCTCATGTGCAATGGTTGCTGGAAAAATAACCATGTCACCTTCTTTAACAGGTGGGACGAAGGACTGTAACCTACCGCTCCAAGGATTATTGAAAGGTGAAATGAATTGCGTGGCTTGATGGAGTTGTGGATCAAAGTCCACATACATTACTGCTGACCATCCACTGTGTCCATGATTGTGTAGACCGTGCTTCTGACCTTTGTATGATGTTTGACACCACATGTCAGTAAACTCGGTGCGTCTACGCTCAGTAAACTCAGCAATGTATGGCTCGATAATATCAATTACCGTATCAGCGTAAGGTGGCAACTCCCACTCTGCCTGATGAAAGAAGTCTGTGTATTGCTCACCATTAGAATCTAAATGCTCTTGCCCAAAGATAGGCAGAGCACTCATGATCTTTTCTTTATTCTGTTTCCAATTCTGTATTTCATAGTGTGCAATCGGAATTGAGAATAAAGAATGAATCATTTAGATGCTTCAGAGTATTGTTTGATCTTGTCTGCAAGGACTTCACCTCGTAGGAGATCTCCTGCTGCTAAGGCTTCATGTAGTTGGTCTACTAGAAATTCGATTGTGTAATTAATCTCATCAATCTCCTCAAGAAATTGATTTTCCATGGTAGGTCTCCACTTCCCTTAACTTGCTAATTATATATGCTCAATAGGTTGACTGTCAACCCCAAAGTGTTTGATAAACCATTCGGCATCCACTACCACGAGTGCTTGCTTCCTATTCTTTTTCATGAAGAGGATGGGTTCGTAATTTCCAGAGTTAGCACATGCCTGATCGTAAGCATCATACACATTCAACTTCTCTACATTTTTACACTCGATACTAAAAGGAAATTTCTTCCTAGCATCTCGTGCCATGATGAGATCTTCTCCACCAGCACCCATGCTGCGAGACTCAATGTCTTCAGGGTGGACATCCCTATGCTCAATGAGCATGTCTCTCACCCACTTCTGGAAGTTTCTACCCTTTGCTTTCGCACTCTGTGGTTTCACTTAGGTATCCTCTCATCAAGTGCTTCATGAATAATTTGCTTCAACTCAATACGTTCTTCTGCTGTAAAGATTGTCCTTACCTTGACAGGCATAGGTGCATAACTACTAGGTTTCTTTGATTTGCCAGGGAGACTCATGCCCTGTGTGTCGATCTTATTCAATGACATCTTCTTCAGTCTCCTTCTTGAATCCAAACGGCGAAACTTTATCTTCTTCTAGTCTCAACTTAAGTGCAACAGCACCCAGAGACTCCATTACTTTGAGGATGTCTTCGGTCTTAGCATCACCGCCTAACTCTTTAGCAACATACCAATACTTTTCCCAGAAAGTATCTCCTGCTTTCTTGTAATCATCTAACGTTAATAGTTTCATATAAAAGTATAATAAAAAAGAGGGGTTACCCCCTCTTACTTAGGTCACTTGCTGTAGGTCTTTCCACGGTAGCAGAAAGTCCCGTGAGACTCTTTGCTTTCCACACAACGTGTGTCATACTTTACACCGCGATATGTGGTGTGAGTAATCTGTGCGTTATGCAAGGCAGATGCCTTGTGAATTTGCTTGCGAATGAGGTTAAGTGTGTTCATGAGTTCGTCTCCGAAGTTAGGGTTTTTAATCCCCGTTCCTTCAATCGTGTGCGTCCCAATAACACTCAGGGACAGATTCCTTTACGGTCTCTATCAACTCTACCTTAAAAGCATGTGAGAGATCCTCATTTGCTTTCATTTTAAGCATGATTGTATCAGCTTGTTGGCAGGTGAGTGATGAATACAGAAGTAATTCAAACATGGGATCAACGCTCCGTTGCGCGACTTACTTGCGTCCCACCCAAGAGTGGGATGAACGTGTTGTCATGATAGCATGACATTACTATTTATGCAACCCCCTACTTCTTTCGTTTCTTTTTGCGACGATGGTAGGGAGTGTTACTAATGGGCTTGGTATTCTTTAAGTCCTTCTTGAGTTTCTTCAAGAAGGATAAGTGGTCCCTGATACCATGTATCGGGGTTTTCGGAATACCAGTCGATTGTGTCTCGTTTGTATACAGGGACCTCGCTTGTCTCTTCCAATTTCTTCTCGGCATCGTGATGTGTATCTGGATACACCTTGGGTATCCGTATCCATGTTGTAATTTTATAGCTTAAACCCGCTAAAAGTTTCCGCACTAACATCCTGCTTGATTCCCCCAACGACATAGGATTCAATCTCAGTTTCCTGAGGGGCATTTTGTTGACCCTTGCTATTTAGCCAGTGCTCTGTCCAAGGCAGAGGATTGTTTTTAGCAGGGATATCGAAGGCGGGTGCTAGTCCGATTGCTTTCATACGACGATTAGCAATCCATTCCACGTATTGAGAAAGCAGACGCTCGTTAAGACCGATCATACTACCATTCTCAAACAAATATTTTGCCCACTCTTTCTCTTGGGCAACTGCGTCAAGGAACATCTGACGCACTGTCTCTTCCTCTTCCTGAATGATCTGCTGCATCTCAGGATCGTCACCCTTCTTCCACTTGTAGAGGATCTTCTGGGTCAATGCGAGGTGCTGTGACTCGTCCCTGGCAATAAGGGAGATAATTTTTGCAGAACCTTCCATGAGTTTAAGTTCACCAAAAGCAAAGCTGCAAGCAAAAGAAACATAAAACCGAATTCCTTCAAGGATATTGACATTAGCAATCGCCAGATAGAGTTTACGCTTGACATCTCTGATAGTCCACTGTGAAGTAGGAGAGTCTTTCCAACCTTCCTTCCACATGTTACTGAGTGACCACTCAGTTGCTACCTCAATGAAGTCATTGTATGCTTTGCATACTGCTGTAGCACGGTCAAGGATCTTCTCATTATCTAATACTGCATCGAAGACTTCTGATGGGTCTGCGTATACGTTCTTGATGATATGGGTATAGGAGCGAGAGTGAATCTGCTCCATGAATTCCCAGACTCCCATGCATCCTTCCAACTCTGGAAGACTACAGTAAGGTGAGAATGCCATGCCAGGACCACGCCCTTGCACAGAGTCCAGAAGGATCTGATACTTGAGGTTGCTGGTGTAGATATGTTTTTGTTGCTCATTCAGTGTCTTGTAATCGGCACGGTCCTTCTGTAGAGATACCTCTTCAGGTCTCCAGAAGTAACCGAGTTGTGTCTGTGTTAGTTTGTCGAAGTCAGGATACTTATATTCATCGTATCGTTGCATCCCCAAGGGAGCTCCGAAAAACATTGGTTGTTTTTTGGTGTCTACTTTCTTGTCGTTGAAAACAGTCAGTCCCATTTTGGCTCCCTTGGATTCTTGCATGTACCGTAGTTGTGAATATAATTTAGGAATGCATTGATCCTTGGAGCAAAGTCCAGGGAGTCACAGCAGTCAAGATAGGACTCAAATTCTTCTTGTAAGTCCTTGCTGAGTGTGATAGTAATGTCCTTAGACATTGCAGGCATCGCATTCAGACTCATCGCCTGCATCAATCTCCGCTAAGAGATTGTCTAGTTTGGAAGCAGTCTCATCAACCCATCCAATTGAATGAGCAGGCTCGTCTACATCTTTTTTGGCATCGTATGTATTTTGATAGTAAGAAGTTTTCCAACCATACTTGTAGGTCATTAGTAGGTCTTGTGCCATAACGGATACAGGCACTTCATTATTTTCAAATTTCTCTGGGTTATAAGACCAGTTGCCTGAGATGGCTTGGTCAAAGAATTTCTGCATGACTGCAACAATCTCAACGTATCCTTTGTTGGATTGCATTTCCCATAGGAGAGTATAGTTATTCTTCAGTGTATTGAATTGAGGAACAATCTGCTTAAGAGGTCCCTTCTTGGACTTTTTAATGGACAAGTAGTCTCTAGGTGGCTCAATTCCATTTGTTGCGTTTGACACAACGGAACTGCTTTCCGATGGCATTTGTGCGGACAGAGTGCTGTGCCTGAGTCCGTATTCATCGATAGATTGCCTAAGAGAATCCCAATCATAGTTGTATTCTGGTGCTACTAAGTCATCGACATCCTTCTTATATGTATCTAATGGTAGAAGTCCATCAGAGTACTTGGTGCGGTGGAATGCTTCGCATGGACCACGCTCTTGAGCGAGTCTATTAGATGCTCTCAGCAGGTAGTATTGGAATGCTTCAGTCAACTCATGGACGAGTCTCAATGCACCTTTGTCATCGTAATGCTCACCGTTCTTAGCAAGGTAGTGTGCTAGTCCGATGTATCCAATACCCAGAGAGCGACGTGCCAACGTGCTACGCTCAGCAGCAGCGACTGGATACTCCTGGTAGTCAATCAACTCCTCCAGACCCCTCACAGAGAGGTCACAGAGGTCTTCCATCTCATCTAGGGACTTCAGTTTACCCACGTTGATAGCAGAGAGAATACACAGAGCAATCTCACCACCACGATCATCAATGTGATTGATAGGATCAGTAGGTAGAGTGATCTCCTGACAGAGGTTACTCATATTCACCTTGTCCTTGAAGGAGGAATGAGTATTACA